CGTAACTCACGGTGCGGGTGCGTCCGGTTTCCGGGTTGCGAACGGTCTTGGCGAATCGTTTGCCCTTGGCTGGTGTCGGCATGTGTTCTCCTATCTGTCCTTCTGAAACGGTCAGTTACTGCGCCTCGCGCACTTCGTAGCGAAGTCTACGTGCTGGTGTTCCGTTGACCCGAGAATGATCCATGTAGAACCGAAGCCATAGCGCACCCTTGGGCTTTGGCGGCATGCCCTTCTCAACGGCCCAACCGTTCTGCTCGCTGAACTCGTCTTTGTAGCCGGGGCTGCGTACGTGCATCACGCGGTCGAGATACGGGCGACCGTGCAGGGACAGCCGTGCCCGCTGGATCGGCATAATCCACTCGTCGTGCGTGTGGCCTGTCCAGATGATGTCGGCGTCGGGCAGGTACACCGCCATGCGTGCGGTCTGGATGGTGCCTCGGGTCACTGGGCCTCCGCCGCCGTAACCGTGGTGCATGTACATGACGATGCTGTTGCCGACGACCTGGCGCCTGTCCTTCTGACGCACAAGGAATCGCACCCAGTTTGCATAGCTGCCGGCGTGTGCTGGGCATTGCGGGTTACGAGCCTTGGCCGCTTCAACCAAGCGCTCGTTCATGTCCGTTTCGTGACGGCGCTTCACGGCAGTTTCGTGATTTCCGGGCGCAAAGATCATCGCCATGTCAGCGTGCGGCGCGATGTAATCGGCGGTGGTTCGGATCACGGAGTCAAGGTACTTGCCGTGCTGATGCTCTGGCCGGCAGGCGCTGGTGTCGCTGCGCGGATCCCACTTCCCCTGCATCAAGCACAAAAAATCTCCATTTGACATCCAGTATGCACCGCGCTCACGGCACTGCCGCATGTGCTTTTCAAACATGCTGCGGTCGGCGTGCGCGTTGTCAATGTGGGCATCTGAGACCAACAAAAAGTACTGCTCCCATCCCGCACTCAACGAATCACCGTTCATCTCCACAGTGAACGAACCTGGCTGATGCTGGACGATGGTTGCGCTCATGCCAGTTTGATTGCGTTGAGTTGCGTGGCATTGTTTCCGCTGCCATTGGTAGCGGTAGCTGCCTTGAGCAGTTCGGCAGTCGATCCAACGCTGGTCGCTGCTTGGATATAGATCGTGGTCGTTGAGGCCAACACAACCGTGGCTGCGACAAATAGGTTTGCGCTGTTCGGGTTGACGCTCGGGTGATATTCAGACGTGCTGGCGTAATGCGTGGTCTTGTTCGTGATGCGCAGGAATCTGGTTGCTGCGGTGGTATTGGCCTTGTTGTATGTGGCGTGAGCCAACACCAACCACGTACCGGCATCAAGCGAAATGCTTGGCCCGTCGTACCATTGATTGCTGACGCTCAACGCAACGTCTGACGCTAGTGCTGCCGTGGAATTCGTAATCGCCCCAGCAGCCGGCGTCGTTGCAGACCACGCCGAACCATTCCACGCAATGACCTGACCGCTTGTAGCTCCTGATTGTGTCAGCTCGGTGATGCCGTGCGTGTGCGCATCGGGACGCCTGGAATCACTAAGTCGCGCATCGTCGCCGGCACACACTGTGGTGTTTGTCGTTCCGACAGGGAGGAGAGCGACACCTAGTTTCCCAGTGATGTCCGATGCATCATGCGTATGTCGGCGAGCGGCCTTGTTGGCTAGTTCGCGTGCGATGCGTGGGACTGTGCGCAGGTCACGGTCGGGCACGACATCAGATTACGGACCCGAATAATGCAAACGGCTACAACCAAAAAAATTGGCAAATGCTCATGTTGACCCACTTGACGCACGATATACAGGGCTGTATAGTCCCCGCAGCCACATGACGTGGCAGAAAGAGGATGACATGCACCACTCAACCTTCAGGTTTCTTGATGTCACCAGCGCCGAGCGTGACGCTGGTATCCGTTCTGTGTTGACCTGCAAAGCGGACGGCAAGCCCAATTGGATTGCCGAGATTTCGCCTGCCGTGTGGGCCGTCGGGTTCACGCGGCGCGAGGCAGTCAAGGCAGCCGTCGCCAAGTACCGCGCAGCCGTTGCCGCCGAGGCCACCGACGATACCGAGCCCGACTACGGCGGGGCGATGGACTCGACCGGGCACATTCACTCCGACGCCGAAGGGGGGCTGTGATGCACGGCCTACCCCTGTTCGACATTGTTGAGGCAGCACGTCGGCGTGATGCCGGAATGTCGCTGGCCGCGCATGCCCGTGAGCTCCTGCTGACACAGGCACGCCTGTTCGCCCACGAGTACGCAGCACAGCACGGCACCGTCACCGCTGATGACGTTGCGGCGATCATGGCCGCAGCGGGCCTGAACTACGCTGACCTTGGTAATGCCGCTGGCAGCGTCTTCCGCGAAGGATTCTTTTGGACTGGCGACGTTCGCCAGTCTGCCCGTGTCAGCACTCATCGCCGCCTCGTGCGGGTTTGGAGGATCGCGTGATCACCGAGCACACCATCGACCTCGATCTGGACTGGCTGGATGACGACAACGTCAAGGCCATCGAGTTCGCGCAGGAGAACCACGTTGTTGGCGTTCTCACCGCGCACTGGAGCGAGGAGTCGTACGAGGACTTTGACCAGCACGGCAACTCCTACCCGTCCACGGCGTGGAAGTTGTGGACATGGACGCTTGAGGGCGTTCTGGTCAACGGACACCAGATGCACATGCCAGACCTGCCCGCCGGCATCACGGCTGCGTTTGACGCGCATGGGTGCGAGCGGGAACTTATGCGCGAACAGCCGAGGGGTACGCGATGATCGCAGCAATCATTGCCGCCGCGCTGGTCGTGCCGCCGCCTGTCGGCACCGACGTCAACCGCATCCTGTCCGCCATAGCAGCCGTCGAAACTGGCGGCGAGCGTCAGCCTGACCGTGCCGTAGGCGACAACGGAAGGGCGCTTGGTCGTTTCCAGATTTGGGAGGTTTACTGGAAGGACGCCTGCGAGTACGACAAGTCGCTGCGTTCTCGTCCGTACACCGACGTCACCGACCCCGAATACGCCAGGCGCGTAGTCATCGCCTACCTCTCGCGCTACGCGCAGGACTGGTCGATTGACACGGTGGCACGCATTCACAACGGAGGGCCACGGGGCGCAACTGGGAAGCGCCGGAGAGCCACGGACGGCTACGCGGCCAAGGCCGCACGGGAGTACGCACGATGCGATACTTGAGCGTGTGCAGCGGAATTGAGGCGGCTAGCGTTGCGTGGCATCACCTCGGGTGGGAGCCAGTTGGCTTCTCGGAGATCGAACCATTCCCGGCGGCGGTGCTCGCGCACCGATTCCCCAACATCCCCAACTACGGAGACATGACGCAGCATGAATCGTGGCCCATCACCCGAGGTGCAATCGACCTTCTGGTCGGAGGCACTCCCTGCCAATCATTCAGCGTCGCCGGTCTCCGGCAAGGACTCGCCGACCCCAGAGGAAACCTCATGCTCACCTACCTGGCGATCGCTGATCGCCTGCGCCCGAGATGGCTCGTGTGGGAGAATGTCCCCGGTGTTCTGTCCTCGAACGGAGGACGGGACTTTGGAACCTTCCTCCAGGCGTTGGGGCAACTCCGGTATGGGTTCGCCTACCGAGTGCTTGACGCTCAATACCTGCGAGTGGGGCGATGGCCCAGAGCCGTCCCGCAACGCCGCCGCCGGGTCTTCGTCGTTGGTCGCCTCATTGAGCGAGGTGCTCGAGACTGGGCCGCTCCCGGAGAAGTACTCGCTCTCGCCGAGGGCTTGCAGCGGCATCTTGAGGCGCGCCGAGCGAAGGGGAAAGGAGTTGCCGCCGATGCTGAAGAAGGCTCTAAAAGCGGTTGCATCACAAGTCACCGAGTAGCACCAACGCTGGAAACAACGGCCCACGACTACAGCAGAGCGGATGGCTCCACCATGATCGCGCAGCCGACCGCAGGAACACTCGGCACTCGTGGCCTTCGTTCTCACACCGAGCTAGACGGACACGGCGCGTATATCCCGGTGGCGCAGCCCGTGCCATACGACCTGTTCCAGATCACCGCCCCGGTAAATCGTCAGAACCGCGTACCTGGCGACCCGTGCCACACGCTTGCCAAGGACAACGCTGCCCATGCGGCGGTGGCGCAGGCGATGACCGTGCGCAGACTCACGCCTCGAGAGTGCGAGAGACTTCAAGGATTCCCAGACGACTGGACGATGATCTCGTACCGTGGCAAGCCGCCAGAGGACTGCCCGGACGGGCCGAGGTACAAGGCGCTCGGTAACAGCATGGCCTGCAACTGCATGGCATGGATCGGCGAGCGTATCGCCGCGTATGAGGCACACAATGGGAGCACTTGAAAAACAACTGAAGGAACGCCTGCGGAAGGCAGCCGTTGACTTTCCTCGCAATCGGATTGACCCGTGGATGGACGAGTTGCTTACCGCTGCGGTAACTCGTATCGAAGACCTTGAGCAGCACAATCAAATCCTGCAACGCAGGATCATGGAGATGCGCGATGAGCTACGAACCAAAGCCTGACACCGGAGCGATGTTCCAGAACCGCAAGCAGCACGACCGCCAGCCAGATTGGCGCGGGAACTGCATGGTCAATGGGGTGGTCATGGAGATCGCCGCTTGGACGAAGACCACGAGCAAGGGCACTGAGATGCTTTCGCTGAAGTTCAGCCTGCCGCGTGAGCGCGAGAATGCACCAGCAGCGCCGGCCAAGCAGGCTAATCACCGTCCGCTCCCCGATACCGACATCCCGTTCTGAGGAACCACATGGCAAACGAAACAAAAGAACCAATCGCAGCACTGGCAGAGTTGTTGGGCGTTGGCGAATACACCGAGGTCAACAGCATTGCAACAGAGGCCATCGGCGAGATTGAGGAGTTGCGAGCCAGCATGGATATGCCTGGCGAAGAACGCATGCTGCGACTGCTACGACGTGTCAACGACCGAGACGAACAACAGTGCGCTGAGTATGCGGACTGGCTCACCAAGCGCGACATGGGCGAACGTGACGGATTCGCAAGGAACAAAGTGCTGAACCGCACTATGGCAATCGTGGAGGGAGTGTTGTGCAACTACGACAAGGTTGTCGATGGACACGGGAACACTCACGACATGTTTGACGAGCGGTCGAACATCTGCGACAAGATCCGCAAGGAATTCAATCGCGTGTTCTGGAGGAAGGATGACAGCCGTGAGTGATGACATTACGACACGACTCCGCCGCGACTGCATGAGTCTGATCGCGGACGAAGCAGCCGACACTATCGACCGTCTCCGCGCCGAGCGCGACGAGGCAAGGCGGATAGTGTGTTCTCTTGAGGCCGACACAACCGAGGACCAGCGCGAATACGCCAAGCAGCGCGGCTGGGATTGCTTTGGACCGAACACGTGCAAGGAGGCACAACATGACCTTGAAGCAGACACGCATCCCGGCTGACTTCGGCACCGTGGTCCTGACGCTAAAGGGTGGGGAAAGCGCCATCCTGACGCTCGAGGACAAGGTTGTCGCCGTGTTCAGACCGAGCAGCAAGAAGGCGACCAAGGTTCGCGTTAGCGCACCAATGCAAATCGCTATCTGGCGCACCACTATCATTGAGGACGATGATGCACGACGACCTGATGCGCCGGATTGATTCGTACCTCGCCGGAAACGCGCCGGACCTGGACGGTGTCACGTTGGTGCGAGAGTGCCGTACTGCCTTGGCTTTGCGGACGCTACAGGCAAGCCTGCTCGAGCAACGCATTGAGGATCTGCGTGCAGCGCATATGCGGGCGCGGATCGCGTTACAGGATCTGATGACAAAGCATCAGG